CCTCTTTTTTTGCGTGTCCTGCAAAAACCGGCTAAGGTGTTGTAACCCCGCGACAGAGAGAAATCATGAAGCACAAAGCAAACACGACATCAGCGCAGATTCGAGCGATGGTCAATGCGTCGGCACCTATTGCTGAGCCACCATCGTTCATAAGGTTGCGCGATTGCGATCAACCTTTTTGGAAGTCTATCATGCACTCGCGCACTCGTGACGAGTGGACGGAAAATGATTTGGTTGCAGCTGCACAGTTAGCTCGTTGCCAAGCCGACATCGAGCGCGAAAGTGAAATGCTGGATGCTGAGGGCTCAGTCGTAGACAACCGAGCCAATGCAAGGCTTGCCATTATCGAGATGCTTTGCAAGCGTGAGCTAGCGATCATGCGAGCACTTCGCATTGGAGGTACTGCTGCTGGTGAGCGCAAGGAGGATCTTGTAAAGGCTCGCAAGATACAGAGGCAGGCTGAAAAGGCTTTGTCTGAATTGTCGGATGATGAATTGCTAGCAACATGAGGCGCAAGAAACTGACTCGCGGCGAGCGGGTTTGCGCCTTCATTGAACGCTATTGCATCGTGCCCGAAGGGGATTTGCTTGGTAAGCCTATCAAGTTAGAGCCCTTTCAAAAGCGATTCATTCTCGACATTTACGATAATCCATCGGGAACCAGGCGCGGTTACCTTTCTATTGCTCGCAAAAACTCTAAGACTGCGACGATTGCTTGCATCTTGCTTGCTCACATTGCCGGACCTGAGGCAGTGCTTAATAGCCGGATTATTAGCGGCGCTATGAGCAAGGAGCAAGCAGCAGAGGTGTATAACTATGCAAGCAAGATGGTTAGCCTATCTAGCGAGCTTTCCAAGGTCATTAAGACTGTGCCAAGCAAGAAGATGCTCATTGGCATGGTTCGCAATGTCGAATATCAAGCGGTGAGCGCCGAAGGCAAGACTGCACACGGCAAGAGCCCTATCCTTGCAATCCTTGATGAGGTTGGACAGGTCAGAGGTCCGCATTCTGAGTTTATCGACGCGATTGTTACGAGTCAGGGGGCTTATGACAATGCTTTGCTGCTGGCTATTTCTACGCAGGCGGCAAACGATGGCGATTTATTCTCGATATGGTTAGACGATGCTATACAGAGTAAGGATTCGAGAATTGTCTGCCATCTGTACGCTGCGCCAGCATCTTGCGAGCTGCAAGACCGCGAAGCGTGGAAGGCTGCAAACCCTGCGCTTGGTAAGTTTAGATCATTGCGAGATGTTGAGGAACAAGCGGATAGGGCAAGCCGTATGCCGAGCTTTGAGCCTACCTTTCGCAACCTGATCCTGAATCAGCGCGTAGAGATGGTCAGTCCGTTTATATCCAAGAAAATATGGGAGATCAACGGCGGCGAGGTCGATCACACGGCGTTTTATGATAATCCGGTTTATGCAGGCCTAGACCTTTCAGGCAAGAATGACTTAACGAGCATGGTCCTGATTTGCAAGCCTAAAGACAAATGGCTTGTCTGGCCTTTTTTCTGGACACCAGAGAAAGGCTTAGCGGATCGCGCAAGAGCTGACCGCGCACCTTACGATGTCTGGCATAAAGAGGGCTTTATCAAGACAACACCAGGGGCATCTATCGACTACGAGACGGTTGCCAAGGACATTGCGGAGATACTCGGCGATGTTTCCATCGAGTCTGTGGCCTTTGATCGCTGGCGAATTGACCTTTTAATCAAGGAATTCAACGAAATAGGCGTAAAATTGCCGCTAATCCCGTTTGGTCAGGGCTTTAGGGACATGGCACCAGCGATTGACGCGCTCGAAACGGCTCTGCTTAACGAACAGGTTTCACACGCTGCAAACCCTGTTTTGACGATGTGCATGGCTAATTCGAGGGTCGAAAAGGATGCGGCAGGTAACAGAAAATTGAATAAAGCTCGCGCTACTGGCAGAATAGACGGGGCAGTTGCGCTTTGTATGGCCTTTGGCATCGTTTCGAAGCAAAACGACGAAGAAGAAGGCGATTTCGAAGGGTTTTTAGACACACCTCTTGCACTGGCGTAAACAATGGCGACACTTTTTCAGAGCTTGCGACGCTGGTTCGGTAACGTAGGATCGACCGGACAGCAAGAGGGTATCCAATACGGCGAGCCCTTTACAAAAGTATATGACATCAACAAGGATTACGGGATCGACGGAGCCCTGCAAGTCTCGGCGGTTTGGGCTTGCGTCGAGCTGCTCTCCGACAATATCGCCTCTTTACCATTGTTTGTCTACGAACGCGAGCCAGGCGCAGACGGTCACAAGAACTTAGCCCGAGGGACAGACCTTTGGAAGCTGCTTCACGACAATCCTAACCGCCGAAACACCCCGATGGAGTTTTGGCAGTTCATGACGATGAACTTTATCTTGCGAGGCAATGCTTATGCTCGCGTGGTTCGTAATGCAGCAGGTGAAGCAATCGAATTGCTACCCTTGAGCAGCGATCAAGTTGAGGTCGAGGTCGATTCAACCGGCAAAGTCATTTACAAGTACAGCTTCGAGGGCAAGATCATCGTCTACGACGAGCGGAGCATCTTGCACTGGAAAGACAAGGGCAACGGAATCTATGGCATGAGCCGCTTGGATTACATGCGAAGCTCGGTCGGTGTTGCTATCTCATCTCAGAATCATACCGAGCAGGGCTATCGCAAGAGCGGCAGGCGGCCAGGTGTATTCATGATTGACAAGTTGCTTACGCAAGAGCAGCGCGAGAAGATCAGGAAGAACTATTCCGGACTCGTTGAAGGCTCAGACGATGACTTGTTGGTGCTCGAAGCCGGCGCAAAGTTCGAGCCATTAAGCCTTTCGCCTGCCGATTTGCAATTGCTAGACACTCGGAAGTTCGCAGTCGAAGATATTGCTCGCTGGTTCGGTGTCTCAAGCGTGATGATTAACGACACAGCAAAGACAACCACATGGGGAACAGGGATTACCGAGCTTATCGAAGGCTTTTACAAGTTCAGGCTCAGGCCTATGCTTGAAGGGCTTGAGCAAGCCATTGAAAGGCGCGTATTAACGCCAGGACAGCGCGAAAAGTACACGGTCGAGTTCAGCTTAGACGCGATCTTGCGCGGATCGTTTAGAGATCGCCTAGAAGCAGCGTCGACAGCGGTCAATAACGGCCTTATGACGCGCAATGAGTACCGACAACTGGAAAACCTGCCGCCCAAAGACGGCGGAGACATCCTAACGGTGCAGTTAGCACTCACAAACTTAGAGAACTTAAGTGCCAATCCCAACCAATGAAATGGCGCGAGAAGCTCAGCGAGGGCTTGATTGGCGCAGCGAATTCGGGCGAGGCGGCACTGAGGTAGGCATCGCCAGAGCCCGTGACATTGTGAACAAACGCGATTTAAGCGAAGATACGCTCAAGCGCATGGTCAGCTTCTTTGCAAGACACGAAGTTGACAAAGATGCTGAAGGATTCCGCGAAGGTGAGGATGGTTATCCGTCTAATGGGCGTATAGCGTGGGCATTATGGGCTGGCGACGCTGGATGGGCTTGGGCGAAGCGTAAACTCGCGGAAATCGGAGATGAAAAAATGATACGCAAGGCAATTAACCTCGATTCGATGTCCTTAAAGTTCGCTGGAGATAGCGGGTTTGAGGGCTACGCGTCTGTTTTCGGTGGCGTTGACAGCTACAACGACACGATCATGCCTGGTGCTTACAAGTCTGTCATTGACCGCATCAAGGCTGGCGCAGCTCGTATGCCTAAGATGTTTGTCAATCACCATTCTTGGGATGTGCCCATCGGCAAGTGGATCAAGATGGAAGAGGACGAACACGGCCTATACGTCAAAGGCGAATTCACGCCAGGCATACCAGAGGCGCAAGCAGTCAAAGCTGCCATGCAACACGGCACCATTGACGGATTGTCAATCGGCTACATGCTTCAGCCTGACGACATTGAGTTTCATGAGGATGTTCGCATCATCAAGAACATTTCCGAGCTCGCAGAGGTAAGCATCGTTACTTTCCCTGCTGATTCTGCTGCTAGGGTAGACCTTGCAAGCGTTAAAAGCTCTTTGGAAAGCATCAAAACTTTGAGAGAATTTGAAAACTTCTTGCGGGATGCAGGTGGGTTTTCTAAGTCTTTGGCAACGGCCACGGCAGCACGAGCCAAAGAGGTACTGAATCGGAGAGAGTCTGATTCGAAATTGCCGGACGATTTGCAGCGTTTAATCGCGCTCAACCTCCTCCAATCACGGACTCTGTAAGGAATATCATGGACGAAATCAAAGCACTGGCCGAAACCCAGGCCAAACTCTTAGACACCAGCCGCGAGCTTAAGGGCTGGATGGAAAAAGCCAACAACGAGATTGAATCGGTCAAGAAGTTGGACAGCGAAACCAAAGCAGCTCTCGACAAACTCAGCACGAAAGCCGCTGAACTTACTGACAAGTGCCTAGACCTTGAGCGTCGCATCTCTGATGCTGGCTCGACCGAAGGCAAGAGCGAAACCGCGGGCGAATTACTCACCAAGTCGGAAGCATTTTTGGCTATGTCAGCAGGTCGCAGCAAGTTTGCTCGCGTTGAGCTCAAGACCGCCATCGTCAACGCAACCGGCCAGAATCAGCCACTCGTTGCTGACATGCGCGTACCTGGGATTATCAACAATCCCAATCGCGTACTGACGATTCGTGATCTTATGCCCGTTGGTCGCACTGCTAGCAACCTTGTGCAGTTCACGAAGGAAAACGTTTACACGAACAACGCTGCAGCGCAGTACAGCAGCCCAAATCGTGAGAACGTTACCAAGCCTGAGAGCGGCATCACCTTCACGCTCGCAAACGCTGCTGTCGTGACACTTGCTCACTTCATCCCTGTTAGCCGTCAGGTTCTCGATGATGCGCCTCAGCTTGAGTCGTACGTCAATGGCCGTCTGCTCTATGGCTTGAAGTTGGAGGAGGAAGATCAGCTGCTTAACGGCGCTGGCACTTCCGGTTCGTTGTCTGGTTTGTTGGCAAGCGGCAATAACACTGCCTACAACCGCAGCGCAACTGGCGACACCCGCATCGATACCCTTCGCAAGGCAATCACTCAGGCAGCACTGAGCGAGTACGCAGCCGACGCGATTGTTATCAACCCTGAGGACTGGGAAGCCATCGAACTGACCAAAGCAACTGATGGTCAGTACATCATGGCTAACCCAATGGCACTTGCTGGCCCTCAGCTCTGGGGCAAGCGCGTTGTCGCTACCAACTCGATCGCTGAAGGAACGTTCTTGGTTGGTGCTTTCACGATGGGCGCTCAGGTTTGGGATCGCATGGACGCAGCTGTCCAGATTTCTTATGAAGATGGCGACAACTTCAAAAAGAACATGGCAACGCTGCTGGCCGAAGAGCGTCTCGCTCTGACGGTCTACCGTCCTGCCGCCTTTATCAAAGGCACGTTCTAATGCCAACGCCGAGGACGGGAGAAAGCGAACGCGATTTTGTCAGCCGTTGTATATCTGACTCCGAAGCAAGACGCGATTTCCCTGACTCGGCACAACGCGCAGCCTTTTGCTACGCGACATGGCAGAATAGGCCCAAGGTCACAAGCCCTGGGCCTTTTTCATCACCCGCGAAGAAATTATGCAACTTATTGAAGTCTTAGCACTGCAACACTTTGCAGACTCCAGAATTGGAAGCGTCACACGCAAGCAACGCCTCAAACTACCGATTGGACTCGCTGAACAGCTAGAGTCAGCCGGTTGCGTTGAAATCCTAAACCCTCGCAGGACAGTTCGCACAATGCCGTCAGCCTCAGAGACCACGGACGCTGGCGGGGCGAGACTGTCTGTATCTTCGCCTCCGGCCCAAGTCTCACCGCAGAGGATTGCGAGCTCGCTGGCACAAAGCCTTGGCGATTTATCGCAATCAACGACAGTTACAAACGAGCCCCCTTTGCAGACGTTCTCTACGCATGTGATGGACAATGGTGGAAGGTCTACCACCAAGAAGCGAGGCAGGCCTTCAAAGGCGAGCTATGGACTCAAGACGAGTTTGCCGCAACAAAGTACGGAATCCATCGCATAGGCTCTGAATCGCATCCTGGGCTTGGACTTCATGACAAGATTCATCAGGGCGGCAACAGTGGCTATCAGGCTATCAATCTTGCGTATCTCTGGGGCGCTGACAGAATCATCTTGCTTGGGTTTGATTGCGGCCCTAGCTTAAAAGGCGAAGCGCACTGGTTCGGCCAGCATCCGCCAACGCTAACAACAACACAGCCCTATGAGCTCTGGCGAGCTAAATTCCCAAGGCTTGCAGCAGACTTGCAAAAGCAAGGCGTAGAGGTTATCAACGCAAGCAGACACACTACGTTGACATGCTTTGAACGCAAACCGATAGACCAATGCTAACCCTACTGACAACCACCGGAGAAAGGCAGCGAGCTTGGGATTTGTGCCAAATCTGGATGGCAAGGCAGACCTATAGCGGACCCGTTCGCTGGGTCATCGTAGACGATGGTAAGCAGCAACAACAAACGACATTCAGCCGCAAGCACTGGGAGCTGGTTTTTGTAAGACCGGAGCCGTTCTGGGATGGCTCAAACACACAAGCAAGGAACCTACAGGCAGGGCTTGCACAGATTGGCGGCATCGAGTGGGTTGTCATCATTGAAGATGACGACTATTACGCACCACAATGGCTTGAGACTATTTTCGGTCAGTTTAAGAACGCTGAGCTCATAGGCGAACGACGTGCTCGTTATTACAATGTGCAAACCAACATTTGGCGACGCATGGAGAACATGACTCACGCTAGCCTGTGCTCCACGGCTATGCGTAGCAATGCGTTAACACTATTTCGAGATATTGCGACAACCGAGTACAAATTCATCGACATCGTGCTATGGGAAAAGGCTAAATCAAGACACTTGTTCGACTCGCAGCTCACAGTCGGCATCAAAGGATTACCAGGGCGAGCAGGTATAGGCTCAGGGCATGATCGACATTTCTATGGAGAATTTGACCGCGATGGGTCAAAACTGAGAGAATGGCTCGGGGCAGATTCTCAGTATTACATGAACGATAAGGACGGCAAGAATGCTACCCAAGCTGATCGCACAGGGCGACCAATCCGTTGAGCCTATTACGCTGGCACAGGCCCAGTTGCATTTGCGCTTGGATTTGGAGGCTGGGCAGCATCCAGATGATTCGTTAGTATCTGCACTCATCACCGTTGCTCGGCAGGATGCTGAGAACTATACGGGCTTGGCGCTGACGCAGCAAACTTTCGTAGCCTATTACGACGAATTCCCCACAGACGATTTAGACCTTGGTATTTGGCCGGTGAGATCGATTACGTCTGTTCAATATGTCGATAGTGATGGAAATACTCAGACGCTTTCGTCGACCGCCTATCGTTTAGACCCTAACGACAAGCCAGCGGTCCTGCAATACGTTGACGCATGGCCTCAGACTAAGGCACAAAAGAACGCAGTTACGGTTACTTTTGTTGCTGGCTATGCAGCTGGAAGCCCTACGCGCTGGAACCTTCCGAAACCGATCTATCAAGCGATGCTTATGATGATCGGGCATTTGTACGAGAACAGAGAGAGCGTCAACGTCGGAAACATGGTCACAGCTTATCCGCTTGGGATGATGCACCTTTTGACACCTTATCGAATCAAGATGGGGATCTGATGTGCGAGCTGGCAAACTTAACCGACGCATTCGGATACAAGAGCAGAGTCTTTCCGTCGATGATTACGGGCAGCAGATTGAGACTTGGGCAGATATTGCAATTGTCTGGGCAGCGATTAAGCCTGTCAAAACAACATCTGCGCGAGAGAAGGTTAAGGCTTTTGAACTTAGCCCAGACATTACGCACGAAATCACCGTACGTTACAACGTCAATTTCCTGCCTGCCTCGATTACTGATTCTCGGCGCATCGTTTACCAAAATCGCGTTTACAGTATTGCCGCTGCTTATGACATCGAGGAAGATCGGAAGTCGATTGTTTTTGAATGTAAAGATTCTGGCATTGTCTTGCAGGGAGAAATTGAGAAATTCACGCTTGAAAACGGCGATATTCTTATCCTCGAAAACGGCAATTATTTGATTCTGGAGTAAATATGGCCGACGTAAAGATCTCACAGTTAAACGACGGATCGCCAGCTCAATCTGCCGATGAAATTCCGGTTACTCGCGGCGCTAGTAATTTCAAAATCTCCGCTGGCGATATTGCCGATTTAGTTATTGGCAATCTGACTGCATCTAAGCCAGTTTTCACAAACTCAGACAGCGAGCTTGTAAGCACTGGGACAGTGCCACTAAACCAAGGTGGCACAGGTGCGACTACAGCATCAAATGCTCGAACCAATCTTGGTCTTGGCTCTATAGCGACCCAAGACGCGTCATCGATTGCAATTACTGGAGGATCAATTGCTGGAATCACTGACCTGGCGGTTGCAGACGGTGGTACTGGGGCTAGCACTGCTTATGCTGCAAGGGTTAACTTACTCCCGTCATATGCTAGTAACGCTACGAAGGTGCTTAAGGTCAATGCTGGCGCGACTGACGTAGAGTGGGGAGAAGAAAGCTCTGGAGGTGTTACAAGCGTCACTGCTGGCACAGGTTTAAGTGGTGGCACGATTACCAGCACTGGGACTATCGCTCTTGCCACGGCATATGGCGACACGACTAATCCTTATGCGGCCAAGACAGCAAACTATGTGCTTGCTGCACCTAACGGATCGTCTGGAGTGCCTACGTTTAGGGCTCTAGTCGCTGCTGATATTCCGACGCTCAATCAGAGCACATCAGGTAATGCGGCAACTGCCACAGCGTTACAGACCGCCAGGACGATCAACGGCGTGTCATTCGATGGCACCGCAAATATCACGATTGCAGACAGCACAAAGCTGCCTTTAGCTGGCGGGACAATGACAGGGGCGATCAGCTTTGCTGCTGGTCAAACATGGCCTACGTTCAATCAAAATACGACAGGCACAGCCTTGAATGTCACTGGTACTGTAGCCATTGCAAACGGAGGCACTGGTGCGACCACTGAGTCAGGCGCAAGGACAGCTTTAGGAGTACCGGCAAGCCCTACAGGTACAAACGCGCAATTGCTTGCCAACAATGGCTCTGGAGGCTTTTCCAACGTTACTGTAGGCTCAGGGCTCAGTCTAAGCAGCGGAACATTAACCGCTACTGGCGGAGGCTCAGGAACAGTCACATCTGTTGGTTTAACCATGCCCAGTGGGTTTACGGTTGCCAATTCTCCAGTAACAACTTCCGACACGATTGCTGTCACGACTAGCCTAAGCGGGATTCTTAAGGGCAACGGATCAGGATTTACAACAGCGACAAGCGGCACAGACTATGCGCCTGCAACGAGCGGCACTTCGATTCTGTACGGCAATGGCTCCGGTGGCTTCAGTAACGTCACCATAGGTGCCGGCCTTAGTTTTAGCGCAGGAACACTCTCAACTACTGGTGGTGGATCGGGTACGGTTACTTCGGTTGATGTTTCTGGTGGCACGACTGGTCTTACAACGTCTGGTGGCCCAATAACATCATCTGGAACTATTACGCTTACTGGAACTTTGGCTGTCGCTAATGGTGGCACTGGCATTACATCGTTTGGCTCTGGCATAGCAACATGGCTAAGAACGCCAACATCGGCTAATTTGGCCGCTGCTGTTAGCGATGAAACTGGCACAGGTGCGCTTGTTTTTGCAAACACGCCAACATTTGTAACGCCTGTGCTTGGTACGCCAACATCCGGCAATTTGAGCAACTGTACAGTCGATGGCACTAATAAGGTTGGTTACATTGGAGCGCCGCAAAGCACCAATACAACCGTAGCTGCAAGCGATGCAGGTAAGCACATTTACTTTACAGGCGGTTCAACTGCGACGCTTACCGTCAATACAAACACAACAACGCCGATAGATGTTGGTACCACGATTCTTGTTGTCAACAACAACAGCGGTAATTTAACGATCTCTGGTGCTGGTGTTACGTTTCAACTAGCCAACGGCGCAACAGGTAACAGGACGGTGGCAACAAAAGGCATGGCAACTTTGCTCAAGGTCGCAACTGATACTTGGTATGTCTCTGGAGCGGGAGTGACCTAATGGCTGGCGCACTCACGGCGATGGTGGCTTCCATTTTTGCTGAGGCTTCAGGACCGCCTCCCTCCGTTGAATATTTAGTTGTTGCTGGCGGGGGCGGGGGCGGTGGAAGGGCTGGTGGTGGCGGCGGTGCTGGTGGATATAGAACGGCAAGTGGGTTTGCTGTTTCTGCTGGGGTAGCAATTACGGTAACAGTAGGTGCTGCTGGTGCTGCTTCCGGAGCTGGTTTTGGTGCTAAAGGCGGGAATGGAACCGACTCTGTTTTTTCTACGATTACAGCAACTGGTGGCGGTGGAGGTGGTGCTGGTGCCACAGGATCTGCTGCATCGGAAACAGGAAACAATGGTGGATCGGGGGGTGGTGAAGGTTCCAGCGGATCGGCTCCAGGATCTCCTGGGTCTGGGAATACACCAAGCACTAGCCCATCTCAAGGAAATAACGGGGGTAATGCTGCTTCATCTGATAACGGAGCTGGCGGTGGCGGTGGTGCAAGTGCCGTTGGAAGTAATGGCAGCGGAGGGACGGCTGGTAATGGCGGCGCTGGTTCAGCATCTTCTATAACGGGTTCATCGGTAACTTATGCTGGCGGCGGTGGCGGTGGGATTATTAGCTTTAAGACAGCGGCAGGTTCTGGTGGTGCTGGCGGGGGTGGTGCTGGCAGTAAATCAGGCGATGGAACAGGTGGATCGCCAAACACTGGTGGTGGCGGTGGAGGGGGGGCAGTAGCAAGTGGTGGAACGCCGTCGTATAGCGGCGGCGCAGGCGGCTCCGGTGTAGTCATCATCCGTTACGCAGACAGCTATGCCGCAGCAACCTCAACTACAGGTTCGCCAACGATCACAGTCTCTGGCGGTTATCGTATTTACAAATGGACCGGCAACGGCTCCATCACATTCTAGGAGTGCAGATGGCTCACTTTGCAAAACTAGACGAAAACAATGTCGTGCTTGAGGTGCATGTCGTTCACAACAATGAGCTGCTTGATGAAAATGGCGTTGAACAAGAACATAAAGGGATTGATTTCTTAATTAACTGGTCAAACGGGTATTTGGCTTGGAAGCAAACAAGTTACAACGGATCATTTAGGAAGAATTACGCAGGGATTGGCTACACCTACCGAGCAGACATTGACGCGTTTGTGCCGCCTAAGCCTTTTGCTAGTTGGCTACTTAACGCTGATGCACAGTGGGAAGCGCCAGTAGCAATGCCTACAGATGGAAAGATGT